AAGGACTTAACATTGGTCCTTGGTGAGAACCTAGACTTAGGCGGGGACGGTAGCAGGAACGGTACAGGTAAGACTACCATTATTAATGCGTTGAGCTATGCCTTGTACGGACAAGCACTTAGCAACATAAGACGCGATAATCTTGTAAACAAGACCAATGGCAAAAATATGTTGGTTAGTTTAGATTTTATGGTAGGCGCACAGGAATACAAAATTGAGCGTGGACGCAAGCCCAATCTATTAAAGTTTTATGTAAACAATAAAGAACAAGAAATTACCGACGAAGCCCAAGGTGATAGCCGCGAAACACAAGATGCAATCGAAACTACACTTGGGCTAAGTCACGACATGTTCAAACATATTTTAGCACTTAACACCTACACAGAACCGTTCCTAAGTCTCAAGGCCAATGATCAGCGTACCATTATTGAACAGTTGTTGGGTATTACACAGTTAAGTGACCGTGCTGATCGTATTAAAGAGCTTAACAAAGAAACCAAAGATGCAATACAACAAGAAGAATTCCGTATCCGTGCCGAACAAGAAGCCAACAAGCGTATAGAAGAACAGATTGAAGCGGCCAAACGCAGACAAACATTATGGACAACTAAGCATGGCGACGATATCAAAGAACTTGAGAAGGCCCTTAAGGCGTTACAGACGATACAAATTGAAGTGGAGATCCAAGCGCACAAAGATCACAAGGAATGGGATCAAAAGCGCAAGGATATCAACGAACTATCAGGTCAGATCTCACGAGTCAAACTGGACATCAGCCGGGAGGAAAAGCTGGCAGCCAAACTATCAAAAGAAATTGAGACGCTTGAAAATCACGAGTGTCATACGTGTGGTCAGCCCTTCCACGATAGTAAGCACCAACAGGTTATGGAAGCGAAGCAGGCTGATTTGGTCTCGGCTAGAGAGGGCAGCGCAGAACACAGCACCCTTTTATCAGAACTGGAGACTACCTACAACTCCTTGGGCCCGCTAGGCAAACCTCCTAAGATGTTCTATGATAAAGAGTCAGATGCTATACAACATCAGGCCACAGTGGCAAACTTAGAACAACAGATTAACGCAAAGACCGGCGAGACTGATCCGTATACAGAACAAATTGATGAAATGCAACAACAGGCATTAAAAGAGATCACATATGACACACTTAACGAGCTTACTCGCTTACAAGAACACCAAGAGTTCTTGCTCAAGCTACTCACAAGCAAAGACAGTTTTATTCGTAAAAAGATTATTGAACAGAATCTTAGCTATCTAAACGCTAGACTAACACACTATTTGGATCGTGTAGGCTTGCCACATACTGTAGTATTCCAAAATGACTTAACTGTTAGCATTGAAGAGCTAGGTCGTGAGCTAGATTTTGATAATTTAAGTCGTGGAGAACGCAATCGATTGATTTTAAGTATGTCGTGGGCATTCCGCGATGTATTTGAATCACTATATCAGCCTATCAATCTGTTGTTTATAGACGAGATGATTGACAATGGCCTAGACACATCGGGAGTAGAGAACGCTTTAGCACTGCTAAAACAAATGAGTCGAGAGCGGCAAAAATCAATTTGGCTAGTAAGTCATAGAGATGAACTTGCTGGGCGTGTAGAGAACATTCTTAAGGTTATCAAAGAAGGTGGCTTTACCAGCTACAACACCGATGTGGAAATTGCATGAAGATATTAATCACCGGTACTTCGAGCGGAATTGGCAAAGAATTGGTAGAGCAACTTAGCAACAGGTATTCACACGACATTATACCAATTACTCGTGATGATCTGGAGTTATCTGATATCAATGCAATTAGGCAATACCAACTCCCTACCGTAGATATGTTAATCAACTGTGCTGGATCTGATCAAGGTGGAAAAATTGAATTTGCTGATCAAACTCAAGATAGCATTGTAAATATTTTAACAACCAACTTATTAGCATCAATTTTATTATCGCATAAAGCCTTAGGATCAAATCCAGAGTGTAAAATTGTAAATGTTACCAGCACCAACAATAAACAATATTGGCCAAATAATTTAGTCTACAGTTTATCAAAAAAATCACTTAGCGACTTTGGTAATATGTTGCAAGTAGATCATCCTACTTTAAAATATCTAGAAATACGCCTGGGGCTTACTAAAACAAATTTTAATCACAATAGATATATAGGGCACGAAGATCGATTCAATGATGTGTATAGTAATAAACATTTAATTCCGTCTGATGCTGTAAATCGAATATTGCCTGTGTTGTTTGACGATGCTATAAAATTTATTGAGGTTTCTCCATGACACAACCTTGGCAATTATATCATTGGCATTTTGAAGTCAGTGGAAAATGTACCTTAAAATGTCCTAGGTGCCCAAGAAACGACACTGCTCCGGTACCTTGGGTAAACAAAGAATTAAATTTAGAGTTTTTTAAAAAAACATTAACCCCGGAACTATTGCAAACACAAGTTAAACGAATAACTATGTGCGGTGACATTGGCGATCCAATTTATGCCAGTGAATATTTAGACATTATTGAATATATTAAATCTCACAATCCTAAAATTCATGTCTATACAATTACAAACGGCAGTTACCGCAAGGAAGATTGGTGGCGTAGATTTGCTAAGATTAGCAACGAATACGATACTATTAATTTTAGTATCGACGGTTACGACAATGCTAGTAATAATTTATATCGCGTCGGTAGTGATTGGGGAAGCATAATAACCGGCATGCGTATTATGTGTCGAGAAAGTTTAGCCTTTGTTTATTGGGCTACAATTGTGTTTGCGTTCAATCAAAACTATTTAGATTGCATCAAACAACAAGCACAAGAAATTGGTTGCGATGGGTTACAATTAACTTATAGTACAAAATTTGGCAGTAAGTATGGAGAAGCCTACGGCGGAGTTGAGGATCCAATGGAACCAAGACCCGAGTTTATTAGCAAGACTCACAGATATGAAAGATATTTCCGTAATATAAGCGGGCGTGAGCAATTAAATCAAGATTACTTAGAACACAATTTAGAACGATACCACGCAGTTAAACAAGAACACAATACTGTAATTACTCCTATGTGTAGCGTCGGTAATCGTGGACTGTATGTTAGTGCAGACGGAGTATTACACCCATGTAGTTGGGTTAGTTTTCCGTATGTATCAATGAGCACCAATCGTAAAACAATACATTTTAAAGATAGTTTCCATCAAGTACATAGAGCGCAGTTAAATTTAAAAACTCGTAGTTTAGATGAAATATTAAATGATCCAATTTGGAATTTGTTATTTAAATCTTTCGATGATTCAGAAAAAACCTGGGTAGAGTGCGAACAAAAATGTAATTGTAATCTAGTAGATAAGGAATATGCGGTAGGATGGCTAACAAATTAACGGGTATATTGCAAAGTTTGATAACTACTAGTCCATGGTATGGCTGTATGAAAACACTCAAATTGAAACGCTACCCGAAGATTGTGTCGGATTTGTTTATTTGATCACAAATAACGTATCCGGCAAAAAGTATATTGGTAAGAAATTAGCAAAATTTAGTAAAACCTCATACAAAGTAGTAAAATTAAAGAACGGCAACAAGAAGCGCAAAAAAATTAAAAGCAAAATTGAATCAGACTGGCAGCTATACTATGGAAGCAACGATCAACTCAACAAAGACATTCAAGAGCTAGGCTCAGACAACTTCACAAGAGAAATATTATTTTATTGTCGATCAAAAGCAGAATGCAGTTATGTAGAAGCTAGAGAACAATTTAATCATAGAGTACTAGAATCAGACGACTACTACAACGGACAGATAGTTTGCCGTATACACGGTAGTCACATAAAAAACAAAATTTAAATTAGACAGGCAACAACACACTCAGTTTGGTCGAGGCTGCTCGACTCGCAAGGAGGAACGGTTAGATCCCCGGTCCGGAATAGCTTGCGTGTGAAAGGCAATTGCTAACTTAAGGCAACAAATGGTCGGGGCCATGTGAAAAAGATACAACCCCAGCTTATAGGACTTGGATTTATTGTCGGGTTACTAGGGTTCCGTTGATATGTGAAGCTAGAGTAAGGGGTACCGGTCAACCGCCTCTGTGTGTAGTGTATACACAATCTCTTTATAATAAATGGCAGCTACACTCAGATAATGTAGAAGTCAGTTCACCGTGCATACGGTGAATTGTGACCGCGTAATCTAGATAATGCTAAAGAAAAGCAATTATGTTCTAATTAAAACATTATGTCTGAGCTTTAGCGAAAGACATAGATCTCTCTAAGAGATCTATCGAATAGTTGCAGACACTTTAGTAAAGCGTATTTTGCTTTTGTTCCTTCTGATATAGCTGTACAATGTGCTTCAGAATCAGGCTTACACATTTTTGTTTGTGCGGATTACCGTTATACTAGAAAAATGGCAGCCCGCTCTTTTTTGTGGTCTCTAAATTGTCTTTAATAATCTCATTGATTAGTTTTCGTTCTTGAACACTAAGTTGCATGGCATGGTCATAACTGAGACCACCTCGCATATACCATGTCATTTTTAACGCCTCTTGTCTAATATCGTTTATTTCTTTATCCATGTCATCGACTAGCTTACTAATCTGGTCGTGGTTAGAGATTAGGAGGCGGGCTCGAAAAAACTGGACATATCCAATGTAACTGTTTGTTGGTATTCGTGCTTACATTCAGGGCAGGTCAACTTGATTGGCTGCATTTCAGACTGTGCCTTATTTGTAACAATGTAATCTCGAATCTCATTGAATAATTTTCGATCGCAGTTTTTTAATAGTTCTTCGATAAATTCAGGTTCACTTACCATGGCTGTGGGTGTCTTAACCACAGCAATGCTTTGCGCCAGAGCTTTAACAGTCATTGCTGTCACTTCTTGTAATGCCTTGCTAAGAGCACTCATTTTATCAACATCAGTTCCTGCACCGTCGGGTATATTTTGTAATAGCTTTTGATTCTCATACTGGAGTTGATTATTATCACTCATATTTTGATAGCTCATCGGACGAAAATATATTTCCATATCTCCGGATGTTATCGGTTTTGCATAGTCTACAGGCCGCATGCTATCTAGCACAT